GGAGTTTTTGATTCTGTAGCAAATGCTTGGATTATTGTTGCTGGTGGAGGTGGAGCTGGCGGTGGTGCTAGTTATCCAGATTCTTTTTTACGTGGTGGTAACGGAGAAGATGGAAAAGCATGGTCAAGTACTACTTCTATAACGAATATTTCGGATGGAAAACATGGTCTTTCGCAGGGAGTTGATGGCGGCGTCGGAGGTGGAGGCGGCGGAGGCGCTCCAGGTGGTGATGGTGGTAGAGAAGGAGCTGATGATATAGCTGGTGGGTATCCTTCTGGTGGTGGAGTTGGTGGTGGAAGCTTATACAATAGTAACTATGCTACATTTTCTGAATCTAGTGCGAATGATGGTGCTGGATTTGTTGTCATTGATTATAATCTAGTATATCCATCAGTTACTAGTATTTCTACCACATCTTCTGCTATAATACGAGGTGCCAGTTCTACATTATCATGGACAACAGAAAATTCTATATCGGCATCAATTGACGGTGTTGGACCAGTTGATATTAATGGTTCTGTTGTAGTAACACCAGCAGAAACCACAACTTATACCTTGCGCGTTACTGGTCCAGGAAATCAAACAACAACTTCTACAATTACAGTGGTTGTTTATATTCCGCCACAAGTATTTTTATCATTAAGTAAAAATCCTATTGTTGCGGGCGGAACAACAGTTTTAAATTGGTATACAACTGGAGATGCCGATACTATTGTTTTTGAACCATCTATTGGCAATTTAAATTTAACCAGCTCTCAGTCTGAAAGTCCTATAACAACCACAACATATACTGCTTATGTTAGCGGTCTTGGTGGAAGTGCTGAGGCAAGTATTACTCTTTACGTATATCAACCACCAACATCTTCTATCACTGGTCCTCAAGACTTGGATTATGGACAACAAACTACAGTTTCATATTCTTATCAATATGCTAATACATCTGTACAGATAACACCAAGATATACTTATGAAGTTGATGGATTGGTGGTTGGGGATCCAATAGTCTTGATCAATTCTTCATCTGCCTCGCTAGGAAGTCCTCAAACTTCTGGAACATTTAACACGACAATACCTTACAATAATAGAGGACCAATTGAAGTCAGTTATGTTATTGAAGTCACTGGAGATGGAGGAACATCTACCAATTCCATATTGTTCCCAATAAACATTGATAGAGATCCAACTTACTTTCAGGTGGATGAAACCGAAGATAAATACAAAGATCAAGAACCAGTCTTCACACCAGAAACTGAAATTCTATCGGATTTTTATCTAGTTGATGATATTGATATTGATGTAGAAATAAAATCCAATTTCCCAATCAAAGTGGATATAAATGGAGAAGGAAATTGGAGAGATGTAAGAAAACTTTAATGTAATAATATGATTAAATACACTCCCTACATTATTCAATATGATAATGTATTAAAACCCGAATTGATCGATCAGTACAGAGACACTTTATCTAACTTCTTTAGTGGTGTTGAATGTAGCATGGAAAGATCTTCTGTCAGAGATAATTCTGCTTGGGGATTACAGCAACATTCTAAAGATGCTGAGATTTCAAAAATAAATGATACCATTGGGAAACTCCATTATTTCTTTATGTCTAAGTACTTAAGGGATTGCCCTTTAATAGGAAAATATTTGGTGTTCAATAAAAAGATAGCAACAAATTTGATATACAGAACTTATGAAGAAGGTGATCAATATAATTGGCATATTGATTTTTCAGAGCAAGTTAGATTTTTGGTTTCTGTAATTCTGTATTTGAACGATGATTATGATGGTGGGAATACATTATTTCTCAATGATAAAATCAAAGTAAAACCGAAGAAAAATTCTATCTTGGTTTTTCCATGTGGTCCATATTTTCTACATAAATCTACGCCAGTAAAAAATGGAAAGAAACACATAATCTGGAATTGCTACCAAGATAGTCAACTTCTGTTTGATGGACCCAACCGCTATACTAATGTTATTACTAGTATTATTGACAAATAAATAGTATGACTGGACTGTAAATTCAAAAGAATGTCTTATTCATATTCTACAACTCCGCTATATGTAAGAGAGGGGGATTTCATCCAGTTTAGGTTTAAGGCTCCTCCTCAATGGGATTATAGCGAAACCATAACGATTACTCTTGGTGATTTAGTACAGTATTGGGTAATCACCACAATTCCAGAAGATTTTACTCCAGATCCATTTCCTCTTCAAAAGGTTGACAAAGCAGATCTAGATACTCTTTATACTTATGCCGATGGAACTAGAACTGGTGAAGAAATAATTACAGTTACTGGTTTAACACCTACAACACAAGCTGCTGTTGCTATATCAAGTAATATAGTTGTTCCAACTGATCCAAATACTGATCGAACTCAGTATTATGCTATGAGGATTGATTATGATGGTAATGGAACCTGGGATACGCCATGGATACAACCATCTTCTACTACACAAGGATATACTGTTGAAAATGGAGCCAAAATTCAAATAAGAGGAAGAACCAAAAGCGGCAATATCCAAGAGAGTCGTATTACTCTCGTTATTGGAACTTCGAATGAAGTATGGAGAATAACTACCAAGTCCGTTCCTCTCAACAGTCCAGAACCATTCCCTGTATTTGATAACTTAAATGGACAACCAACAAATACTTATGTTTATAGTAACATCATACGTATTCAGGGATTAACTGAAGATGCTTTTGTTTCTCTGGATAATAATGGAGAATTTGCTATCTCTGATAGTAATACTACAACTACAAATGGAGATGGGTTTGATGTTCTTTCGGGAGCTACTTTCAACACGTCTCCAACTTCAGTTTCAAATGGGCAGTATCTACAATTAAGGGTTTTAAGTTCTGCAAATCCAAATACTCCACTATCAACCTCACTTTCAATTGGAGATACTGCTAATGGATCTGCTTGGCAAGTAACTACTGGAGCAAATCCTTCAACAACTCCAAACTCATTCTTGTTTCCAGATGTTACTGATGCTATTGAAGACTTCTTAGTTGCTTCTGAAACGAGACCTTTAGGTGGTATACAGGGTCTTGGAACAGGTGTTACAGTTCCAGTTGAATTGGTATCCACTACAGCATCTGATGTCAGAGTAAAAATTAATAATGGATCTATTGGTGTATTTCCAACAAATGTTGAAAATGGAGATACAATAACAATATATGCTCAGTCTTCTACATCTTTTAGCACTACAGTAGAAACTCAAATTAGAGTTGGCAATAGGACAATTCCTACATGGCAAGTTACTACAAATAGTGGTCCAGATACTGATGCTATATTTAATGTTCCTACTAGTAGAACAAATGTAGTTCCAGGAGATTATATTACCAGTAGTGTTGTTACTGTTGAGGGAATTAACAGACCTATAACTATTAGTGCTACAAATGGTGCGTTGATTTCAATTGATTATGACACCCCAATTGCTGGACCAAGAACTTTTGATCCTAAACAAAATAGTACTTTCTATTTGGTTTTACAGGCTCCTGGAAATCTACTAACAACAGAAACAACTAGCGTAACTGTTGGAACTGGAACTTTAAACAACCCCTTTACGTGGTCAGTAACAACATATGCCACAGTTCCACCACCAGCAACTAATCTTGGTGTGTGGTATAGTAAAAAGACTGAAAAATTTGATGGATATCCTATTGGAACTGTTCTTCCAGTATTGAAAGAAGGTGTTAATGGATATGGTGATCTTTCTGGTGATCTTGGATCTAGATATGCTGGATTTATTGAATGTGATGGATCTTCTCTATCAGCAGCACAATTTTTTGCTCTATTTGATGTTATTGGAAATACTTATGGCGGAAATGGTTCATATGATCTAACAACAAACACATATACTGGAGACTTTAAAGTTCCAGATTACAGAAACAGAAGGCTTGTTGGAACTGGATTCGTTGACAGTAGTAGAGGAAATTCTGCTTTCGTTCCTGTATATACTGTAGGAAAGGGAATTTTTGATGTTGGTGGTGAGGGAGGTTACTGGTATTTTGATAAAGTTGATGTTTCTGGAAGTGTTCCATTAGAACAGGTTGAAGGTACTGGTCCAAGTGGTATTGATAGTTTATTCTTTTCTCTTGGAACAGTGAGAGTTGATGGATTAGAAACTGTTACTGATAGTATTACGTTTAATATAACTGGACAAGTTAGTGGTTTGATTGGACCAATTGGTGAAGTTTTAGTTCAAGTTCCAGTTCACGATCACTTATACGTTTCTGCTGTTGTTGAAAGTGATAGTGGAGATCCTCTAAACCCATGGCAACCTGATGGACGAGCTTTGTTCGCAGTGAGCGCTGGCCCATATGGTGATCCAGATGCTTTATATTGGACACAAGATAATGTTGGACCATCGGGATCGGCATCTCACGAAACTCCCGCAGCAGAACAAGAAGCAATTGCTGCTGGATTGTGGGCAACTTTCTTATCAAATGTAGTTGGACCAGCCTTTATGGACGAATTGAGAGCATATAGTCCAGATATCGCAGACACATTTATTGAAAATCTTCCATGGACACCAGTTTCTCCTCGTGGTAATGTTAATACTGCTCAAGAAACATATTCTTTTCTAACTTATTGGATAAGTCCAGCATCTGCTACTGATTCTGTTGTTGCGGCTGGATTATTTGATGATGTTGATTTGACTATTGGACCATCGCCACTTAATAGAGAAGTTACTGCTGTTATTGATACTAATCAGGCAATATTTACTGTAAATACTTACACGCCACCAACTGATAGTCTTCAAACTAATACACACTCCCACTATATTACTTTAAGTCCAGTTGAAAATATTCAAACAGATTTCTCTGGTGGAAATGTTTCTGGTGCTGGTATAATTGGATCTCCGTATGGATCTGGACTTGGTGGAGCATCAACTACAATACAACTTGAATTTACTCAAGATGAAATTTTTATGGACATGAGTGATGGAACATTTGAACTATCTTCTAGCTTCAAGAAACCAGTTCCTGATGTTTCTCTTGCTCCACAAAGACAAGTACCAATATTGAATCCATTCCACAAGACTAAATATGTCATTAAGGCTTATTGATTGTTATGTCTACTCCTCTATATCGTCCTATTGAATTGATGCAGGATGAAAAAATCACCAAATTTGAGTTTGATGATTTTATTGGCGTCTGGGATAGATTTGTACCAAAACCATTATGTGATCAAATAGTAAAATATTTTGATGATGTAATGGATAATCGTGGATGTTATATAAGAACTGATTATGATGACAACGACCAGGATTCTGTTTACAGATCAGAAGATTATTATAATGGAGCTTTAAACAGAAAAGATTTTGCGTTTCTTATGAATTACGCAAATGACACTCTAACAACACAAATTAATTCTTGTTTGAAGTCTTGTGCTTTACATTACATAGAACAGTATCAACAGTTAAAACAATCAAATCTCATTTCTACTGATTTGAAAATTCAAAAAACTCCCCCTGGAGGTGGATATCACATTTGGCATTATGAAAATTCTTCTATGTGGTATGCTATGAGAGACTTGACGTGGATGATTTATCTGAATGATATGCCAGAGGGAGAAGCAGAAACGGAGTTTTTATATCAGAAAAGACGAATTAGACCTACTGCTGGAACTGTCGTTATTTGGCCAGCTGGATTCACACATGTTCATAAAGGAAATACCGTTTTCAGTCAAGATAAATATATCTTGACAGGATGGTATATTAAATCAAAATAGAGGATACCAATGATTACGCTTAGGGAACCAGTTATTAGTGTTGATTTTCAGAATAACTTTATTATTGCCCATAAAACAAATAGAAAGGGACTAATTGATTCTGAATTGAAGGAAAAATTTCTTCCAACTATTGATTCCTTTTGGCATACTGACAAGGACAGATTGGATTTCTTTTCTGTTGATGAAAATGGAATTTATTTCTGCCAAAGAAGAAAATTACAGCAAGATTTTACTACCAATACTAGTTATTGGAAAGTTTATACTTTCTCTGGTGGATCTAAAGAACAAGCATTACAGTTACTGGATCACATGCTTGCTTTTTTTGGTGTTATTAGAGAAGTAAAAGAGATCAAGATTGATAAAAAAATTAAGGAAATTGACCAAAATGTAGTTTTCTTTGAAGAAAGGTATCTTAAGAAAAAAAGAGAAAAAAATGAAATGTTAGCACTCTCTGATTGGAGAGTGTTGCCAGATATTGTTGATTCATATCCTGGTGAGAAGGATATGTGGATTAATTGGAGAGAGTATATTAGAAGTTTCCTGCTAAAAAGTCCTTCTGATTTCTCTTCTGAACCAAATCCTGGACTGGCATTTTTTAAATGGACACATGAAATAAAATATCCTATGGATCCCAAAAACTATAGGAAATTATATCCAAACGGAATGCTTGAAGATGGAGTAACACCAGCTCCAGAATTTATGGATGAAAATGATCCCCTACAATGGGTTGCTACAGATTCTGAATCATCTACTGATTTTGTTCAAAGTAGAGATTTATCAATCTATAATCTATCAACTAAGTTTAATCCAGAAAGCAAGAAGGTCAAACGAAATGTTCTTGATCTTATGAAAATGATGGAAGTTGATACTCTAGTTGATTTTGACTGGGAAAAATATTACACTGAAGAATATGAAATTTGATGATGTATGAAATTGACTTATTAAATGATGAACAAGTTGAATACATTAACGAAAAATTCGAATATCTAACATTTAAAGATGGTAGGATAAGTAATCCTGGATTTGATAAAATTTGTGAGACTGTATTTGACGGTCCAGGAAATTTGGATCTAAATGATTATTGTCATAATACCATTATAGACGCAAATATTCCAGTTCAAATATCAAGAATATCACAGATATATTTTGTGAAATATGATGTTGGTGGGAAGTATGAAGATCACTATGATTACAACCCATGTGGAGGAGTTAGGCCAGACTATAGTATGACTTGTTTTCTTAGTGATGATTATGTTGGTGGTGAGTTGGTGATAACAACTGATCAAGGTGAAAAAAGTATTAAACTTAAAAAAGGAAAGGCAATTATATATCCAGGAAATTTACTCCATAGAGTTAATGAAGTAATTTATGGTAGGCGAGATGTTTTTGTATGTTGGATGGAAATATGATGACGAAATATACTAAAAGTGACATCATACAATATGATAATGTTTTTTCCAAAGATGATTACATAAAAATATTAGAGAAGACACATTCTGCTAACTGGGAATTTGGACATGGATCTTATCATCCATCAGATCCTAACTATCATAAATCTTTTCCTTTCTGGTTGATGAGATTTGAAGAAGATAAATTCTTTACTGAACATCTTCTAAATATCATTGAGGAAAAGACAAACTCTCGTTATGAAGTATATGATGTGTATGCCAATGGACATACATTTGGAACTAAGGGGTCTTTTCATGAAGATTGGTATGACGATAGTGGAAGAACATTTTTATACTATGTCAACCACCAGTGGGATTTAGATTGGGGTGGGAAAACAATATTCAATTTTGGCAATGGAGAATATTATTTTAATGTTCCAAAACCAAATTCTGCGGTGTTGTTTCCTGGAATTATCTCTCATGCTGCTGAAGGACCGACTAGAAGTTTTTCTGGTCTCCGCATAACAATCGCTTGGAAATTACTACTTAAGTAACGATGCTACACACAACTTACGATATATTTTTTCTAGATAACTTTATTGAGAGATATGCCAAAGCAATTGGCAAATCTGTTATTTACCTTAGATCTTATGGGTGGAACAACAGCTCTAATGTTGATCTCATAAATCAGTCAATGGAATTTTATACGGCAATACTTCCATTGGATATTTTTACCTCTCTACATGGATCTGAGTTTTCATTTGTTGAGGTAGATGATGTTAATGAAGCAGCAGAGTTTTTGGAAACAAATTTTCCCAAAAGTCAAGAAGCATGTTCTGTAGTAGAATACTACATTCATTATTCTCTTTATAATGATCAAGGTCAATTAGTTCTTTCTAACTAACATGTTTTCTGATAACTATATTGTTTCCGACAAATACGATTTAAATACAGAAATCTTGATGTCAACATCAAGTAAGATGCCATTGATGTATACTTATCTGTATGATAAGTCATATCTTCCTGTGCTGGATGACAATGTAGTTTATAAATTGAATTCTTATTTCAATTTCAGACACTTATCTTCCCCAGAACCTCTCCACAACTCTAGAAAAATATTTGCTATAGAAAGTTCTGGAGATGAAATATTAGGATTTGAATCAAAGAATAGAATTAAATATCAAACTGTATCCCACAATATTACTAGGTGGAATCATTTTATTCATTCTGTGGAATGTCCAGAAATGAATACTTGTAAGCAGATGATAGACAGATTGACAGATGAAACTGACATAATGCTCACGAAAATTGAGGGGATTAGATATAGTCCTGATGCTTCTTTTCTTGGCGTTAGTTTAGTTGATGATTCATATAATCTTGCTGAATATACGGACAACGAGTACTTAAATAAAGTCAATAATTTATGTAAAGAAAATCCTCGCTCAATGCGTGGAATAATAACTTTGTATCAAAATACTACTTCTTTATCATACAAATTAATCTTTAATTATATCAAAACATATTTTGAAGACGATAAAAAATTGATTAGGCGTGTTGATAATACCAGTGGAATGAGAAATGCTTACATAGATCATTTGGTCAACCGAGAAGTATTGACGCAAGAACAATCCGAATTTATAAAATCAATTTGTGTTGGAAGAACAACATTTAATTTAGAGTTCATCATACGAGATGATGGAACCCTAGAAAAAGTTTTCCTACATCATTTTAAAATTAAAGAATTTGAAAACTTGACAACCGCTTGATCCCTATGCTACGGTAGCGGAGCACTACAGAGACAAAATGAACGTTCCCGCTACCTATGAGCTGACGCACATGCAACTTCAAGCGATGTTGCGTGATCATGACATTCCAGATAGTGAAGTAAAGTATCTGGGTGAATTTGAATATACTAAAGACTATCAAGCACATCCTGAGTATCATGGTATGATGATGCACTGGTATCGTATTGCTAATGAACATGAAGTGCCTGTCTGCGACATCGCATCCGTGGATCGAGTGGACGATGAATGAACTGTCATAGGGGGTCGCAAGACCCCTTTCTCATGCCCTAT